AGAAAGAATATATTATTTCAGAATTTTATTGTACTCATTGCGGAGCCAAGGGCATGAGCCTCCCTCGAAATAGAGGTAAGCAGAGAGCCCCCGGTCATCTGAAGAATCTGTTTTGCTGCAATTGCCAGTGTCAGAGAAATCATGTTGAAATTAGACCCAATTGCCGCTACACAAAAGAAGATTTTGACTTAGAGTTTGAACTTGGAAGATATGTAGATGGCAATATTACCCCCATAGGTCAGTTGCCGCTTTGCAAAGAGGATTGCCCTTATAATGTTAATGGAAGATGTTGGAACACAAATCATTCTTATGATTGTGATAAGAGAAAGGAAGATAGCAATGACTAAGAAATTTCGTTATCCTAATGAATTAATTTTCGTAGTAGGGGCACCCGGTTCTGGTAAGTCTACATATTTAAAAGAACACGCAAATGAGTATTCTTCAAATTATAAAATTATTTCAAGAGATAAAATAAGATTTTCAATGCTTGACAAAAATGATGATTACTTTAATAAGGAAGATGCAGTATTTAAGGAATTTATTAAGCAGATTTATGAAGCATTACTTGATGGATATGATGTATTTGTAGATGCCACTAATTTAAATAAAAAATCAAGAAGAAAAACATTAAAAGCTTTATTAAACTACAATTCTGAACATTTAGAAAATGGAATAATGCTGGTATCCCTTTCCGCAATTTATTTTGATACTTCTCTTGAAACTTGCTTATATAGAAACAATAAAAGAACAGGAAGAGAATTTGTACCTAAGTCTATTGTAAAACGTATGTATTTTTCTTTAGAAAAGCCTACAAAAGAAGAAGGGTTTGATATAGTATGGAAAGCGAAGGAGGATTAAGATGTCAGATATCTGGTTTACAAGTGATTTACATTTAAACCATAATAAAGATTTTATTTATAAAGCAAGAGGATATAATTCAGTAGAAGAAATGAATGAAGCCTTAATTGAAAATTGGAATAAAGTAGTAAAAAAGACTGATATAGTTTATGCTTTAGGCGATATAATGCTTGGTGATAAACTTGCGGGAATGAGATATTTATATAGGCTTAATGGTAAAATTATCGTCATCATTGGCAACCACGATACTGATGCCCGCATTAGAATTTATGAAATTGTACATAATATAATAGATGTAAAATATGCAGATAGAATAAAAATTGACAAATACAATTTTTGGCTTTCTCACTATCCTACTAATACAATTAATTTTGATTATGATGCAAATAAGCCTCTATCTTATTTAGTGTTGAATCTTCATGGGCATACTCATCAAACTACTAACTTTATAAATGATAATTATACTCAATATCATGTAGGAGTAGATTCACACAACAATACACCTGTTGCCGCAGAAGATATTATTAAAGAAATTAAGGAATGTAGAGATAGGGCAAATATTAATAAAATTATTACTTAATTTATCATTTATATTAAGAAATAATTTCTAAGCAAAGGAGATAAAAATTTGAGTAAATTTTTTCTTGATACAAATATTTTGCTTGATAATAATGTAGAATCTATTGTTGAAAATAATGAATTTTATGTTAGTATTATCACATTACAAGAATTAGAGCATATCAAAACTTCTTTTAATAAAGACGAAAGTACAAAAGAAAAAGCAAGAAAAGCGTTGCATTTTTTAAAAAACAATGAAAATAGACTTCATATAGCAAGTCCATTTGCTGTAGATTCTAATGAATTAAATCATAATAATGATGAATTGATTATTAGTTCAATATTAAACTTAGATAAAAAAGATATAACTTTTGTAACAAAAGATTTAGCTTGCTATATGATAGCAAAAAACTATAATATAAATGTATTATATCCTGAAAAGAAAATAGAAGAATATCACGGATATAAAGAAATGCGGCTATCACAGGAAGAGGCTGCCGAATTCTATGCTAATGGATATGAAGAAAACAAATATAAACTCTTGAATAATGAATATTTAATAATTGCAGATGAATTTGGAAATATATTTGACCATTATAAATATTCAGACAATCAACTTATAAAAGTACCATATACAAAATTTAATTCTAAAATGTTTGGTAAAATTGTACCTAAAGATGTTTACCAAGAATGTCTTTTGGATAGCTTTAATACAAATAAAGTAACATTAGTAGGCGGACCTGCGGGCTCAGGTAAAACATTCATGTCACTCGGCTATTTATTCTACTTGCTTGAAAAAGGTGAAATAGATAGAATAGTTATTTTCTGCAATCCAGTTGTCGCTAAAAATGCCGCAAAGCTCGGATTTTATCCGGGAACCGTGTTGGAGAAGCTACTATCGACGCAAGTTGGAGCCGTACTGTCAAGTAAGCTTGGTGATATTACAGAAGTTGAAAGATTGGTAAATCAAGGTTCATTGGTTCTTATGCCAGCTGGAGATTCACGCGGCTACGAGGTTCCCGCACATTCTGGTGTATATATTATGGAAAGTCAAAATCTTGATATTGTACTTTTGAGAATGATACTTCAAAGAATAGGCGAAGATTGTATCACAATAGTAGATGGTGATAGAGAAGAGCAAACCGATATGGAAATTTATGCTAATGATAATAATGGTATGGCTAGAATGTCAGAAGTATTCAAAGGTTCAAAAATATTTGGTCAAGTAGATTTAAAATATATTTATCGTTCTGAAATTGCATCTATTGCAGATTATATGTGAAAATAAGGAAGCTTAAATTAATAAGCTTCCTTTTATTATATATAGAAAGGACTGATTTATTTGTCTTGGGAACATAAACGCACAAAAGCAGTTAAAAGAATTGAGCGTAAAGAACAAGAATGGCAAATTGAAAAAGACCTTTTACAAAGAGAAAGTAAAATTAAACAAGAGAAGTAGGAATTTGCAAAATCTAATAAAATGTCTACTTCAAAAAAATTAATATTGTTTTTATTCATTAATTGTACAATTATTGAATTATTTACAATATTCGTAACTTTAAAAAGCTTCACATTGGCGGCAGCTACTGGATTAGCAGTTGATTTTACCCCTTTGGTTACCTTAATAGGTGCAATAGTTGGAGAGGTAATAGGATTTGCTATATATTCACTCAAAGCTGTAAGAGAAAATTGCTAGGGCGGAATCATATATGACCAAGCTATGTAGCAATATATAGAAGATAATGATGAAGAACCTAAAGGATAAGGAGAATGAAATATGATAGAATTTTTAGCTAGTTATTGGTTTATTTTAGTTGCGGCGTTGGCTGTCGGCGCAGTAGCAGGTGCCGCAATTTTTTATTTTGTTAAACTTCCTTCAAAGGAACAGCTTAATAAGGTAGAGGAATGGCTTTTATATGCAGTAACAGAGGCAGAGAAACAATTAGGTTCAGGTACTGGTTAGATTAAACTTAGATATGTATATGACCTTTTTATGACCAAATTCCCGGCTGTTGCGAAGTTCATTTCCTTCGACACATTTAGCTCTCTTGTTGATAACGCATTGACAAAATTTAAAGCCCAATTGGAACAAAATTCTGCTTTACAGGATTATGTTTCATCTAATTAAAAGGTGAATTAAAAATGGCTAACAATAGCTTAGTTAATGAATAGCAAATTTGGGATTATTTCAAACAAAAAATTAATAATGATTTTGGTGTTGCTGCATTAATGGGTAACTTAAAAGCTGAATCAGGTCTGCAATCAAATATATTGCAGACCTCTTTTGTTTCTAAATTGTCTTTAACAAGTGAAGAATACACTAAACACGTTGATAACAAAAGTTATACAAACTTCACTAATGATGGGGCGGGGTATGGGTTGGCACAATGGACTTATCATACACGCAAATAGGCTTTATTAGATTATGCTATTTCAAAAAATAAATCAATAGGCGATTTAGAAATGCAAATGGAATTTTTATACAAAGAATTACAAGAATCATTTCCCAAAGTATTAAATAGTTTAAAAAATGCTTCTACTATTTTTACTACTTCTAATATAGTACTAACAGAATTTGAAAACCCAAAAGATTAGAGTATTGCTGTTCAGATAAAAAGAAGTACATATGCTCAAGAAATATATGATAAATATTCAAGAGTAAATGTAAATGGAGGTAAAGAAATGGCAGATTCAATTAAGATTATATAGAAATTTAATACGAGAAATACAACTCCATTAGCTAATAGAAAAATTGAGTGGATTGTATTTCATTATACCGCTGGAACAAGTTCTAAAAAAGGAAGTGCAGAAAGCCTTGCTAATGGCTATGCAACTAATATGGTTGCTTCCTCTGATTTTACTGTTGACGATGAAACTATTGTATAGTATAATCAAGATATTAAAAATAGATACACTTGGGGAGTTGGAGGAGCTAAATATACCACAATGACAACTTCTCTTGGCGGTTAGTATTATGGCAAATGCACCAATAGCAACTGCATAAATGTTGAAGTATGTAGCAATAAAACTAATAAAAGTTCTTTATAGGCTACTGATACAGATTGGTATTTTACAGATGCGGAAATAGAATTGTCAATATTATTGATTAGATATTTAATGAAACAATATAGTATTGATATAAATCATGTTATAATGCATCACTAGGTAACTGGTAAGATATGTCCTAATCCTTGGACAGTAAATGAAAGTAGACTTAGTAATTGGTATAATTTTATAGCAAAAATAAAAGCAGCTAGCGTGCCAACGGTAACATATACAAGTGCGGCAACTACGTCTACTACTTCTAGTACCTCGACCAATACTTCCAATACCAGTTTTCCCGCAGTTCCATTTACAGTTAGCGTAATTGTATCAGATTTAAATTATAGAAGTCAACCTTCTATGTCAGGTACAATTAAAGGATAGACTGGTAAAGGTACATTTACAATTACACAGGTATCTAATGGATGGGGAAAACTTAAATCTAATGGTTATTGGATTTATTTAGAAAACAAAAACTATTGCACTATTGGTAAAACAGTAAGTACAACTACAAGTACAGAATATAAAGTAAAAGTTACTGCTAATGTTTTAAATGTAAGAGCGGGTGCGGCAACTACATATAAGGTTACTGCATAGATTAAAAAAGGTGAGATTTATACAATAGTAGAAGAGAAGAATGGCTGGGGTAAATTAAAATCTGGTATAGGCTGGATTTCATTAAATTACACTGAAAAAGTTTAATATATAGGCAAGTATATAGAATTTATATACTTGCCTTTTTCTTTTTCCTTTAAGGAAGAAATCATTTGACTTCAAAAAAATTTTTTGTTATAATTATAAAGGGATTTGAAATTAAGGCAAAGAAAGGTCAGAGGTATAAAGATGCTTATAAATAAAGATAATATTAATAAATATATATTAGATATTAAAGAAAATAATAATATTGATTTAAAAGAATTAAGAGAAGATGATATAGTTATATTTCATTTTAATTACTTTGATTATACTCCACAAGAACTTCAACATATGTTTGATATTGTTCGTAGAGATTTAAATTGTAAAGTAGTTTTTATACCAAATAATATAGATATTGAAATCAAGAATGAAAAAAATTAATATAACATTGAATAACATATCTTTTAATTGAAAAATATTAAAAGATATGTTATAATTATTATATAAGAAAAATAAGAAAGGAAATAAAGATTAATGGAAAGATATGATATTAATTCAATTGAATCTTTAACGACCTTGGAAGGATTTAGGCTACGTCCGCAAATGTATCTTGGAAGTAATGATATTGAAGGTACATATCAAGCGTTCAAAGAAATCCTTAATAACTCAACAGATGAAAGTCTTGAAGGTTATGGTACTAATATTTATGTTACAGTAAATGAAAAAACAAATGAAGTAAGTGTTCTTGATGAAGGTAGAGGCGTTCCATTTGGCATAAGAGAAGATGGCGAAAATGTCTTAGTTTCAGTTTATACTAAACTTCACGTTGGCGGCAAGTTTAATCATAAGAATTATTCCAATAGTGCAGGTATGAATGGTTGCGGCGGCAGTGCAGTTTGTGCAACCTCTTCTAAGTTTACTGTTGTTAGTTATAAAGATGGCAAAATGGCAACTGCGGAATTTGTAGAAGGAGTAAATACCTCTTATAAGGAAGAAAAGACCGACCATATAAATGGTACATATGTACGATTCACGCCAGATAAAAAGGTTTTTTCACTTGAAGAAATTCAGTATTCTTTTGATAGAATTTGTAAGGAAGTAGAAAATTCAAGTTTCTTTAATAAAAAGGTTAATTTCTATGTAACTAATGAAGAAACAAATGAAAAGAAACATTATTATTCTGAGAATGGCATTGCAGACTTTATTAAAGACAAAGTTAAAAAGCCTTTAATGAAGAAGCCCATTATTTGTACGGCTAAAGATGAAGAAGATGAAATTGAAATAGCATTTATTTGGTCAAGCGATATTTCGCAGTCTTATGTTTTTGTCAACGGGCTCTTTTGTGTCGAGGGTGGAAGCCCTATAACGGGAGCTAAAACCGCCATCACAACTCAGTTTAAGAAGCTAAGCGGTAAGGAATTTGACCCAGAGTTGATAAGAAAAGGTCTTGTATATGCAATTAATTGTAAGGTTAAAAATCCTTCATTTGCAAATCAGACTAAATCAAAAATTAACAATCCTAATTTGAGAACTTTAGCTTCACAAGCATTTAAAGATGGTTTGACAATGTTTTCAAAGACACCAGATTTTAATGCTATTGTTGAAATGCTTAACAAGGTTCAGAAAGCGGAAGATGCCGCAGACCGGGCAAGAAAGCAAATTCTTGAAACCGGTAAAGAAATTGAAAGAAATCAACATAAGAAGGTTTTTAATTCAGATAAATTAAAAGATGCGAAGAACTTAGGCAAAGATTCTGTACTCTTGATTGTAGAGGGAAATTCGGCTGCAGGAGGCATCGCTAATGCAAGAGATTATAAGAAGTACGGTATCTTGGCAGTAAGAGGTAAAATGCTTAATTGTATCCGTAATAATGATGAAAAAATTGCACAAAATGAAGAGATTACGCTTCTTTTAAAAGCTATGAATATAGTGCCCGGTAAGTATGATAGTAAGAAGCTTCGATACGGGAAAATTGGCATCTGCACAGATGCAGATAGTGACGGTCAAAGAATAATGATGGCCGATGAAAAACTTTTCGCCTAACATCAAGGCGGGTAATATCTAAGAGATATTGCTAACGGGGAAGCCTAAACTAAAATAGCATGGTAATCCCGTGGCAAACTTTTATTCTTTATATCTGTTTAATATATAAAGAATAATTGAAGCTGTATCGACTATTCCCTAAGTCTTATGGGCAGGGAAGTAGGGCTGCTATTGATACGCAGCAGCATTTTAGGAAACGAATTGCTTTAAATGCCGAAATGGTTTCCTTTCTCATAAAGAGAAAGTAAAAGTTAGTCAGTGCTAATAGAAATATTAGATAAAACGTATCACATTGGGTTACTGGTGATGTCAGTTCTACGGTATTTAGCTCCTCAATTCTTGGAAGAGGGCAGATTATGCTGGCTCCGCTCACCACTTTATATAGTAAAAAATGGTAAGAAAGAAAGTTATTATTTCACAGATGAAGAAATGAATGCAGCAAGAAGTTCAATAACTGGTGAGGTGCAAAGAAATAAAGGGTAAGAGATAGTCTGGCCCTCAGATGTTTTTCCGCTTATCGGCGGGGTTAAAAGAATAAAATCTTTTAGCTAACGAGGTAGTCTAAATTTTTATTTTCTATTAAAAAATCTTGGTTAATTTAGGTTAACCTAATTTTAATAAAATTTTTATATAATAGAAAATAAAAACACGATAATCTCGTGGGAAGAAGGAGATTTTATTCAATGAGTATTGGAATTTATAAATTTGAGAACAAAATTAATGGTCATATCTACATTGGACAAAGTTTAGATATTGAAAGAAGATATAAATAGCATATATACGATTCTAATAATTTAGATTCAAGGAATGGCTGCGGTGTAGATTATGCAATTAATAAATATGGAATAAACAATTTTAATTTTTCTATTGTTGAATTATGTGAAGTAGAAAAGCTTGATGAAAAAGAGAAATATTGGATTTCTTTTTACAATTCTTTTGAAGAAGGATATAATAGAACTATTGGAGGAAAATCCCTTAGAGGAGAAGACCATCCTAGAGCACTCTTATCAGAAAAAGAAGTATGGGATATTCGTGAAGAATATGCAAAAGGAACTCTTAGGAGTAAAGCAATAGCACCTTATATTGAAAAAGGATTTAGCGAAAGAAGTTTAATAAAAGTATGGAATAATGAAACATGGATTGGCGTTCATAGTGATGTATATAATAAAGAAAATAAAGAAAAACATAAAAATCAATCTATACCCTCTAATTTTGTAGGAATAAATAATGAACAAAGAGGATATTCAAAAGAAGAAGTAAATTTAATGTTAAATGATTATAAATCTGGAATGACTATTAATGCTATAGCTAAAAAATACCATCACGATAATAATACAGTAAAAAAGTATTTATTAAATCCTAATTTTAAGCCAACAAATTCTTCAAATCAAGGTAGAAAA